GTTCTTATACGGACACATGTCAGGAGTTGCAACAGTAAATCACATTGCAAAAACTGAATTAATCAGAGACCCTGATTCATTCGCAGACGTAGTCAGAGGCTTACACGTTTTTGGAAGAAAAATTCTTAGAAGCGAAGCAGTAAGATCTGGCGTAATAACAATAGGTTAATTAGGAGGATTATAGAATACTATGGCTACATATGACTTAACAGCAGCAGGTGGTACTACTGGACATCCGTCTAATGGTAGAACACCTTACTTAGTTGAAAATACAATTGACGTAGCAGCAATCAATGGTGACTCTGGAGCAGCAGCAAATGATGTTCTTAGAGCTCTTGACATCCCTGCAGAAACTTTAATCATGGAAGCTGGAATCGAGGTAATCACTGCATTATCTTCTTCAGTAACTCTTGATTTAGGTATCACAGGTGGTGACGTTGACAGATACGTTGATGGAGATACTAACGCTACAGGATTCTCTGCACCAACAGCTACAGCTAGAACTATAGTTGCAAGTGCAGATACTTTAGACGTATTAGTACTATCAGCAAATGCAACAGCGGGTAAAATCCGTGTATTTGCAGTACTATGTGATGTATCAGGTATTGATGAAACTGACAGAAATACAGACTCTCAGCAAGACACTGCTGTTTAATCTGTTTAATATTAGAGGGGGCTATATGCCCCCTTTAATTAATACCCCTTATAACATTTAGGAGATATATGGCTATTCATGATTTAACAAAAAAAAGTAATGCAAGCACAGGTCAAAGAATTATTAAGCTAGGAAGTAATAATGATATGAGGGTGGATTATTTAGAAAACAAAATTAATGATCAAGAAAAAAAACTTGATAAAATATTAGAATTATTACAAAATGGCAACAACTTACCTAACACTGACAAATAGCGTACTTCGAGAATTAAACGAAACAGAGTTAACCTCTAGTACGTTTAGTTCAAGTAGAGGTATTCAAACTGCAATTAAAGATTTTATTAACAAAGGTATTCACGATATCTATAATGAAACTGGTGAGATACCTTTATTATATTCTAGAACTACACAGGATTTAACTATAGGTGATAATGAATATAGTTTTCCTGCTGATTTTAGAAAAGCAGATATGGATTCATTCTCAATGGCTCCAAGACAATTAGTAACTAATGGTGAGTTTGCATCTAACATAACTAGCTGGACTACTGGAGATGGATCACCATCACATACTTCAAGTGGTAATGGTAGATTAAATTTAAATGATGCAGCAGCATATCAAGCTATTAGCACTACTGTTAATAAAGAATATAAAATACAAATTAGAGTTTTAAGTCCTAACAGTTCAACTACTGGATTAATAGTAAGAGTTGGCACATCAGCTGGAGGAACACAAAATTTAAATACAACTTTAGCTGTAACTAATTTTAGAGAAGGTGCTATATTAAACACTACATTTACAGCGACAGCACAAACATCTTATATTTATTTAGAAGCACCAAGTGTACAATTAGATGTTGATTATGTTAGAATATCAAGAAGTGATATTTCTACAAGAAAATTAGTATATATAACTTATGATAGTTATTTGCAAACTTTTAAACCAACTGATGATACTAATAATAGTGGTGGATATTCTATACCATTAAGAGTATATATACTACCTGATCATTCAGCTTTTGGTGTAAGTCCAAGACCAAATACAAATGAGTATACTGTAAGTTATGACTATTATACAACACATACAGATTTATCTGCTCATGGAGATAATATGAGTTTACCTGACAGATTTAGAACATTGATAGTTGATAGAGCTAAATATTATACATACATGCTAAGATCAGATCCACAACATGCACAATTAGCTGATAGAGACTTTCAAAGAAAATTAAGATTATTAAAAGTAGACTATGCTACTAAAAACGATTATATGCGAACTGATACCATAGGAGAAAGTATTGCTACAAACATAGGAGGCAGAGTAAGTTAATGGCTATTAAAGAAGAACAAATAAAAAACGGCATGAAAATTGTTGATAACATGAACGGTGAAAAAAATGCTGAAGATAAATTAAATGCAAGAATGACAGGAATACCTAAAGATCTTTCATATGAAGATGCTGTAAAAACATTTGAAATGAGTCTTGATCGTAGACCAGAAAGTGTTGATGAGTTATTAAAATTTTTTAGAGAAAGAAAATTAAATAAAAAAATAACAAAGACAAGAACAACAGCTTAATAAATGCCAACTACTGATCTTATATCACCATTTGTAGTGAGTTGTGCAGGAGGCTTAACACTTAATAAAGATGTGTTTTCTATGGCTCCTGGAGAAGCTCTTATACTACAAAATTTTGAACCTGATATTAAAGGTGGATATAGACGTGTCAGTGGAACAGCACAATATAATACTACAATAGTACCACAAGGATCTAGTAATACTAGTTTAGTAGTTGATTGTTCAATTATATTTAATGGACAGATAATTGCAGCTAGAGGTGGGGATATACATAGAGGAACTACATCAGGTA